TTAACTTTTCTCTTTATTAAATATAGCCGCTAGTTGATTCGGACTAAACCGCCAACCATTTTCCCCACCGCAAATCGCATTAAAACACCATTCACTGCAAAAATATTTTGAGCGTTTTTGTTTGATGCCTAGTACGATACCTAACGCACCCCACCAGTCATATTTACAGCCCAAAGTGCGGTCAAAATAGGCTTTGATTTGTGCTTCGGTAACTCCCTCTAGCTCAATTAACTCCCATTTTTCTCTATCATAAACATCAATTTGCTTACAACGCACGCCACCGTCTCGAATTGAAGACGAATAACACTCGTACATCACTTCTGTTTCATAGTGATGCCCACTGAAAAATACTTCTTTCATTACTGCAATTTCACAATGCGAATACACGCCTTTTGTCAATTTACGAGTGAGCCAGTCACTCAAACGTGCCAAAAGTGCGTTCGGGTTTTTACCCGTTTTTTTACCTTTGTATAATGCGAGATAGATTTTAGTGCCTATCATTGTTGTGCCTCCGCTAGTTGTCGCATTTTTGAAACAATATCGTCATGAATGTTTTTCAGTTCTTCATCACTCAACGCCTCATGCTTTAACTCATACTTACGCATTCTTTGCACTGCTAATTGTTGTTGCAATGCACGTAATCTTTCTGCTTGCTGAAGAATCAAAAGTGACGCAGACTGATTATCAAGACCCGCAACCGTTGCAAAACTGCTAATATAAACGCTTACTTCTCCAGCAAAATTTGCTTCTTTAAAGGCAATAGCGGCAGCTTCTCGCTCCTTATACTCTTCGGCAAACCTTGTCCATCTAGAACTAATGTTCGCCGCTGTATCATCAATGCTATCAACTAGATTTTTAATGAGTTCACGCTTAATTTCAGTTTTCTTTTTTTTATCGACAATCCAGCTGTTTCCGTTCCATTTGTGAAATTCTGTTGGTTGTCTATCAACTAGAATGTATTGACTTTTAAAATCAATAAGTTGTTTAGTCTCAAGCTCTGATTCGTTTTCTACTTCCATTTCCACAAAATCATTTAAGTTTTGCGGAATAGGGAAAATTTGATAACTATTCAAATTTTCTTTTAAAAAATAGGCTTTCATTTAACGCTCCTTTATCGAATATCAATGCGTTTTACAAAACGACCAGCAAGATCTTGAATTTGTATTGTTGTACCGTTTCTATCAACAGTCACAGCGAATGTCTTGACTTCTACATAATTCAAAAATGAACCATTACGGGGAAATCCTCGTACTTGACGAACATCAAGCCAATGAACTCCGCCTCCTGTTTTACCTTCAATTTCTGCACCCACTTCAAAACTGACGAGTTCAATATCGTTATTATCATCAAGCCTGTGCCTTTCTGATGATTGAAGATATAAAATTAACGTTTTACCGAAGCACTTCTCTGATAGAGTAATTTGCCCAGAATTCACGTTACCTTCCCAGACTTTTTTTAATGTGCCAATTTGAGATAAATCCTGTTTTGCCTGCAAAAATTGCTGATTTATATCAACTTTTGCATTGGTGATTTCTCGCAAAGTTGATTGTTTATTCTCTTCTATTTTTTGTTTAACACTCTCAGATAACGCTTGCATATTTTGTGCAAGTGTACCCGCATCTAAAGCCCCAGCATTTTCAACAACACCGAATGCCTTCACCCAGAATTGCACGTCATCAAATGTGTTTTTTGCTTTGATGCATAATTTGAGGATTAATGATTTAGGACGAGTTTCATTTCCACCTGTTGCCATTGGGCTATCTAATAGCGGATGCATAAATCCATTATCACTAAGATTATCATCAGTTGTAGTTGCAGTGCGTAATCGTGAATCTATAACTGTTTTCGTTTTGTCATAAAAAATATTACTATCACTTGAATTAACCCAGTGTGTTCTCACTTTGTGAACGTGCTTTTTAATCTCGTCACTTTGCGTTTCACCAACAGATAAATTGCTTGATGCATTTCTAATAAATCGGTCTTCAGCTAATGGCACATTTGAAATAGAACCATATTTACCAACTAAGTGACGATATAACTCGGGGTAATTTTGCTGTGTAACGGTTGTTCTGATTGAATCAAAGGCAATCCAGCCGTTAGGAATGTTATCCACGGCAAAATAAGCCGTCATCCCCACATCACTACGGGTTAAATCAGGAAGTTGGTTGCTGTCGCCCAAAGTGCGGTATAAATCGGGAAAGGTTTTGGCGTTGAACGTCGAACCATCAGCACGTAAAAAACCGACGGGATTAGTTACCCACCACCGCACCAATAGGCACGCCGTCGCCGCCTGTCTCTTTCCATTCTGACCAATTTGAGCCATTAAAAAAGCGTGTTTTGATTTTGTTATCATTTGCTTTACGTGCAATTTGACGCACCGCATTTGTTGCCCCACCGCTCACTACTTCAATATGCCATGCCCCATTTTCGGGTAGATTTTGACCGCTTGCTAAGTAATAATTGCCATCGGTTTTATAGCCATTGGCATCGCCCTGCCCTTGTTCTACTTTAAAATTCCCAATACCATAGCCTGCAAGTGTATTAGGCTTGCCTTCAATATCCGTATTAAATTGGGGTTTTGCCCCAGCGTGGTAGATTTTTTGATTGTTATATGACAATTCCCCATTTGCCCGAATACGAATGGTGCCGATAGCTCGGTTATTTTTTTTATACTCTATCCAGCCGTCGCCATCATTCGCCCCCATATTTAAGAGATGATTAGCATTTGCATAAGTTTGCGAATCAGCCACCCCAATGCCACGAAACCCAATAATTTTAGATTCAAAACTTTTGGTACCTTGAATCGATTCATTGCCCCTTAATCCCACTTTGCTCTCTGCGGCAGTTTTGGCTTCTACTGCTTTGTCATAGGCGGTTTTCACGGCTTTTGATGTTGCAGCTTCGGTTTCGCTGTCGCTGTTAGTGGACGAACTAAGCTGAACTTCGCCTTTTTGAGTTAAACTTGCCGTCTTTCGGTTATCATCAATAATCTTCACAATCGCTTGATATAACTGCGTTTGTGTTTCTGCCTTCGGGGTAAACCCCGCTTTTTGCAACACATAATGCGCTTCCGCTTGTATATCACGTACTCGGTCTTGCAAATTATTAAGCCACGTATCGGTTACTCGCGTGCCTTGTTCGCCTGTTGCTGGATTACCATTGTGAAAAAGGCCGTCATTGGAATCAATTTGAGGCATTAAACTTTTCATATATTAAGATCCTGTTTGATAAGCAAAATAACAGTAAGTATGTGCAGGTTTTAAATCTCGGAAGAACTCCTCAATAATCGGGTCGCCAAATTCCACTAAATGATTACCTGCAAAGGAGCTACCTGCACGAAAATACACAATATTGTCATCGCCATTAAGCACCGATACTCGCCACATAAAAATCAAGTTATCACGTGCTTCATTGCGAAATTGAGCCAAATCTCCCGTTGTTGGTAAATCATTCGCAAGGGGAGAAAACTCTTTAATTTCGATGCGATATCCAATACTTTCCGCAATCCGTTTAAAATAGGGAATGGATAAGCCCCCAATCGCATTTAACTTGGCAATGACACGTTTTACTCGTGCTTGATAGTTATTGCTATAATCTGTTTTTATGCCGCATAAACGTTCCCAATCGGACAACATGGTATCGGAGGTGGCAGGTTCAATAATTTGCAATAAATCCACCGCACTTTTTTGTAATCGGTCAAAGGCATTACCATCCACCTCACATTGCGCTAAAAAACGTTCGCCATTAACGTCGTACGAAATAGGCGGATAAAGTTTTGCCAATACCTTTTTGTGGTCAGTTTGCATCATGCCATCTCCGTAACGGTAATTTGACCTAATCGAAACCACTCAATTTTTGTACGCACATCTGCTTTTAGATTAGTGATAGGTGCTGTAAACTTACGATCAACCACACCGACCAAGTTATTCACTACCGCTTCACATTGCGACACAATCAAATCATCGCCTGGGATTAACGTATTAAAATAATCCGCAAGTGCGGTGGAAATCGCTGCCTTAATTTCGGGGAAGGTCACGCCACTGATTTTTACCTGAATATTAAAATTGACTTTTGTTACATCAGGTTTTACCACTTTGCTTTCTCGCGCGGTTACTGGGCGCACATCATCAATATATGCTTGGCAGCGACCTATTGTTTCATCGCTTGGCACATCGTTATTTGATGTAATCGCAATATCTACCGTACCAAGCCCACGACGCAACGGGTAAACATAAGCCGCATCCACGCCATCCACCGATAACGCCCATGTACGATAGTCATAACGATTACCCCCTGCAGGTGGTCGGCGAATAATCTCAAGCAAGCGTTCAAGCAAAGACGCATCGCTTTCCGCATCCGTTGCACCAATTACCTCATTGAGCACCACATTGGATTGCACGCCTAAAGGTGCCGCCATAAAGTTTGCTTTTGTCGCAGTTTTAATATTTTGGCTTGCACCTGTCGCAAGACTTCGCACGGCAACAACGGCAGAACCGCTTGCAGAAATCACCGCACTTTCAGTGGTTTCATAAAATCGGTTATCGTCTGTTTTAATTTGTAATCCAGCTTTAAGTACTGTATCAGGGGTACCAGTTACAGTTGCACCACGCCCACTGGCATAAGTCGCATTACGACGGCGAATACCACGCAAACCAGCATGTTTTTCAAGAAAATCCGTGTCGGCAGTATCGGGAAAGAATTGTTTAATAATCCATTTTTGATGGGCGTAAATCCCTTCCGCTACGGCAGCAAGGCTACTGGCACGTGCATAATAGTCACTATCTATGCTCACATCGGCTCTCGGCTCTAATGACTGCACATCGCGCAAAATCGCTTGGCGAATATCTGCTAAACTCGGCACAATAAACATGGTTTAAACCCTTTTTAAATGACTTTTACCGGGTGTTTAAAATGATAGGTTTCGCCCCGGTTATCTCGGATAGATATATCTAAAATCAATACACCGTTATGTGGCTGGGTATGATTGACAATAATTTCGTCCGCACGTCCATCATCAATCAAGGGTTGCAAGGCTTCTTCGGCATATTGTTGTGCAATTAAACCTATGCGTGACAAATCTTCTTCGCGCGGAATAAGATGAAGCAGAGAGCCTACACGCCCATCTGCCCACCAAGAGCCTAATGGTGTGGTCAATCTGATATACGCTGCATTGGCAAGCGTACTGATTTGTTTACTTGTATAGTCCCCAGTAAGCGGGCTGATCTCTCTGTCCATATTGACAGGATAAGATAAGAGGTAAAAAGAAAGGAGATGCAGGGTTTCAGCATCTCCTTTAAGGTTAGATTATTCAGGTTTACTGGTTTTGCCTCCGCTATCGCCAGTATGTTTATGGTTACTTAACGAAATTATACCTGCTTTCACGTCGCCGTCGGTCGTAAAGCTACCGCCACTTTGCTGTACATTACCAGTAAAGCTTGCACCACTGCCACCTTGCACAGCCATACCACCATTACCATTGATTTGCCCTTGGGCAGTAAAGACCTGATCGGTTTCAACCAGTGGACTTGATATATCCACTTTTGTTGCAGCGTTAATCTTTAATACATCACAATCAATCTCAATCAACCGCCCTTTTTTTAATACAATGCTAGAGCCACTTTCATCATAAATAGCGACTTCGCCGCCTTGCAGATTTTTTACGCGGAAAGAACCGTTCTCGGTCGCAATCACAATACCGTGGGTAGTTTGTCCGCCAATGGGTAAAATCACTGCTTGCGTGTTTGCCGGAGGCACAGAGGTAAAACCAAACTGCTGCATAAACTCCACATCTTGCAAGGTTTCATCGGCAAGACCTGATGCCTGAACTTTCTGAATATTGTCCGCACTTTTCACCAAGTGCAGCACACCGCGAAAGGCTTGACGGATTTCGTCCACCGCACCTTGCGCCCTTTGTTGAATGGCTTGGCTTAATCGTCTCATGTTGTCCCCTTAATTCGCAGCCACCCAGCTGCCATGTCCATTAGTCGCCATTAATTTCTTGCCTTTGCGCTTGCGAGCTTTTTCTGCTTTTGCACTGTAAGCATCTGGTGTCCAGATGCCATCTTGTTTAAAGCGTAGTTCCGTTTGTGTGCCAGCGTTTCGGCTCAGCGTAAAACGTCGCCCCATTAAGAAAAAGATCGCATCAATCTCATATTCCTCGCAAATCACGTGCACACGTTGCCCTGGTTGCCGTAATGTGCCGCCTTGCATTTTGTGATCGGGTACAACGATAGTAAGGGTAAAACCTTCCAGCATACTGTCCGCAATGTATTTTTTCGCCCATTTTTGCAAGGCTTCCAAATTATCCACATCAGATACCACCACGGTTTTCGGCTTGTAGGTAGTCATTTCAGGATCGTGATAAACCCATTTCAGATCGTTTTTATTGTCTTGCCCTTGCTTGCCGTGGCTTTGTGCAAGAAAAGTGACTTCGCTAAACCGATTTGATACATCAAACGTTAAATCCGACTGCTCAAAGTTGTTTCGCTTACCATCTTTCATGCAACACAAGGTCGCCACAGGTGGCGTGCTGTAATCCGCACCGCCCACAATCAGCTCTCCATTTGGCTCAAACCACAAGTGCAAGCCTGCCGAGTTCGCACAACGCATTGCCGCGTTCCATGCGGTTTCGCCCACGTCAATATCGACTTTGTCTAAAGTTGGATTATTTTCCGCACGCAATGCCACTTTTTTAATACCAAGTGGCTCAACAATCTTTTTCACTGCATCCAACACAGTCAAGCCTTTCACATTGGTAATTGGGGCAGAGCAATCCACAAGGATGCTCGCACGGTCGCGCCCATTGAGGCTATAAGTGCGGTTAGTTTTACTCATAGTATGCTGTGTCGTATCCACGATGCCTGTCATTACCAGCTTGCCATTAATACGCACTTTCACTTCTGCTCCCGAAAAATCAGGTAAAACAGTGCTGTTTGAAGGCACGCCCAAATCAAATTTAAAGGCATCGGCAGGGATTAAAAAGTCACTATCAATATCATAACTTTTCCAGCTATTGTGGGCTTTACCGTCCACTTCCACCGTAACATCATTTTCATAAGGGTAATTATTTGACATAGCTGTTTAACCACTCTCCACGCTCAACAAAATTTGGATAACGGATCTGCGGATTCAATCTTAATAATTCATCTGCACGTTTGTAATCCTGATAAAATGCATGGGCAATTTGTTGTACCGTCCCGCTAAATGGCACCTCACGCACCATTAAAGGCGGTTTACGATTAATTGCCGTAAGGGCAAGTTGAGTAAACTTATGCACTTTATTGCGTAATTGCTCTGCCGTATTGTGCGCAGCCGTATAAAAGCTCGTATTAGGTGTGCTTAATACCCTGATCTTTTCTCCACGATGTTCATCGTCCACTTGTTTGCGTAATAATTGTAAATTATCCATAATTTGTGACCGCACTTGAGTCGTGATGTCATCAATATCCTGTGGCAATAAATCATCGTCCTCGACCAATTCAGTGGCAATACGCAACAAAGCAACACTAGAGGCTAACTGCATCATTAAATGTACAGATTCAGTATCATCCTTACTAAAAGAGGTCGTTAATGATTTCAACGCCGCTTGTTCTTTGGCAGATTTAATATTCTTACCACTTACCAAATCAGCAGGAATATGCTTAATTTGACGTATTGTGCGAAGTACCTCATCAAATTTTGCTCGGGTAGTTAAGTCCTTGCGCGCAGCAATTTGGCGCAACCCTGAATCAATCATTGTTACCAAATCACGTACAGCACGGCTAGATTTTGCTTTAAAGTTATCTTGTGTCACGACAGGCGACACACCATACTTAGTTTTGTCAAAATCAAATAACCCGCGTACTTGCTCAAAACAACCAAATAATGCGCCATAAACACCCAACAAACGTGATTTTGTATTCGCGGCAAAGGCAACAATCTCCATAAATTCGCCATACAATGCCATCACATCATCAACAAAATTTTCTAATTCAGTCAGTAAGGCATCTATTTTTGCCAATAGGGAATAATTAAAGACAAAAATCGGTTTAGCTGGCGTAGATTCAATAAAAGTCAAATCTAACACCACATAATCAATCATCTCCGCTTCGTGGTGAAAACTCACCCCGGTGCAAATCATATTTTGCAAACGCCCACGAATCGGATGCACTAATGTTGCCACCCCTGATTTTTGTAACACGCTTAAAAACTTCTTAAAGTCCGTGTAATAGCCTGGTCCATAAAATACGGCTTGCATACGCACGGTTAATGGATTTAATCCCAAATCTTCCACGTCTGCGCCATTGACGAAAGGATAAGCATGCTCAATGGTCGAGCGATAGACATCATCATCCACTGAAATCACATCAAAACGCACGCCACGAAAACTCGCACGTTGCACAGGCATTGTCCAACCAGCCATCTTTTACCCCCGTTTTAAGTCTTGATATTGATACTGAGACGTTTGTTCAGCCACAATCCGCCCATCTAAATCCACTTTAATTTCGTTTTGAATCGTGAAATTTTGGCTTTCAATGGCGGTTTTTAATCCGTCGCTAATGGTTTGCCCAAAATGCTGAAAATCCGCTTGATAGTTAGCCAAGCGAGATAAATCTCCCAGTGTGCGACTTAAAGCGGAGTCGGTGTCATTAGCTGCAACAGATAAACCGAAATAGCCTTTCCCCTGATTGCGAATTTCCGCAATTTTCACCGCACTTTGGCGCATGCGCTCATCATATTGTGCTTGCGTGAGTGTGCCTCGCTCAAGGCGTAAAGCGGCAACTTCATTTTTACGTGCAATTTCAGCCACTTCGCCCGAGCGAGAAGCCGTTCCCCATATCGAATTTTTGTTATAACCGAAACCTTGCGGTGCGTAATGGGTTGTGGTCGGTTTATTGCCACCGTAAGCATTGGCATAAAATTGATTTTCTAACTGCTTTTCTTGCGCAGTTTTGGCTTCGGCTTTTTCTTCAGCCTTCGCGTCTTCCGTTCTACCTTGTTCGCCAGCAATTATTAAACCACTAGCAAAAAGCCCCCCAACACTAAGAATACTGCCTAACTTACCGACCCCTTTAATTTTTAAACCGTTTTTCCTTTTCCCTAGATTGCCAGCACCATTCGCAATCGCTGATGTTGTTGCTGCGCCTTGGGTCACTTTACCTAAAGCACCACCCCCCATTTTCCCACCCGTTAATAAATCAACGAGAGAAAACCCAGCAAGCCCTGCACTGAAAATTTGTAATGCGTCAGTCGCACCAACAACGGCTTTGGTTAAATTTGGAAATTCTTCCATATTTTCATTTAACCAATCTGCGGCATTTCCTAATCTGTCATTTGCGCCATTCCAGTTTGTTTTTAGCAATCTGAAAACGAACTGAATTTTGTTGGCGCATAAAATCAAAATCTTCTTTGTTGAAGTTGCCTTTTTCAGCAATGGCATATTGCTCATCTACATTTTGAGCCGTATTTTTATCACGGCGCATAGCAAACATAGCTGTACCCGCTTGAATATCTGGCATCACTTCAGCAAGTTTTGTAGTTTCCACATATTTCGCTATACGCTCTGCAATAGCTTGAGCTTCTTTATCGTCTTTTGCATTATTAAGTTGCTTTAGCAGATTTTGATAGGTTCTATCGCTTGCAAGCACCTGATCAATTATGCTCATAAAGGCTTCAATCGCATTTTTTCCCGTTTTCATTTCGTTAGTCATGGATTTTTCAAAATCAATACCATGGGTTTTCTTGGTTTTGGGATCATAAACTTCTAATTTTTCAAATTTTTTTGCTGTATCACTAGAACGCAGTTTTGAAAAGAAATTGACTAGGTTAGTTGAGGTTTGCCCCGTACCACCTGATACCTTATAAACTTGTTGCGCACCTTTAAACAGCTGTTTTAAGTCTGGTACAACCTGATAACATCATTTACATTCTAACCCGAGGACATCGTTTACATTTTTCCCGTAAACTTATCATCAAAATACCTAATCCACTGGAGATTGATGATGCCTTGGATAGAGACCGATGCGATGCAACAGCGTGTACTTTTCTTAAAAGCGTGGCTAAGCCAACGCTATACTAAAACTGAACTGTGTCAGCAGTTTGATATTAGCCGTCCAACGGCAGATAAATGGATTAAGCGCCACGAACAGCTTGGCTTTGAGGGCTTAACCGAGTTATCTCGTAAACCTCATCATAGCCCTAATGCCACGCCACAATGGATTTGTGACTGGCTTATCAGTGAGAAACTTAAACGTCCTCACTGGGGTGCCAAAAAGCTTTTAGATAGCTTTACTCGGCATTTTCCAGAGGCGAAAAAACCGGCTGATAGCACGGGCGATTTAATTTTGGCGCATGCAGGGTTAGTTCAGCCTCGTAAGACGAAGCGTCGTATGAGTACAGACACACAACCTTTTGGCGAATGCATCGCACCCAATGCCACTTGGAGTGCTGACTTCAAGGGACAATTTTTACTCGGCAATCAGAAGTTCTGCTATCCGCTGACGATTACGGATAATTTCAGTCGCTTTTTATTTTGCTGTAAGGGGTTGCCGAATACAAAATCAGCGCCCGTTATTGCTGAGTTTGAACACCTTTTTGAGCAATTTGGTCTGCCGGATTCGATTCGTACCGATAACGGCTCACCTTTTGCATCGCAAGCATTAGGTGGAATCAGCAAACTTTCTAAATGGTGGATTGACTTAGGTATTCGTCCTGAACGAATTAAGCCATCACACCCAGAGCAAAACGGACGACACGAGCGAATGCACCGTAGCTTAAAAGCAGCACTTCAACCTCAAAATAGCTTTGAAGCTCAACAGACATTCTTCAACCAATTCTTACCAGAATACAACGAAGAACGTTCACATGAAGGCATTGGTCGTAAAACACCTGCAGAATGTTATGAGCCGTCAACGCGAATTTATACAGGTCACATTGAGCCATATGACTATGGGGATAATGTTGAAATCCGCAAAGTGAAACTCAGTGGCGAAGTCAAATGGCAAGGAAAAACTTATTATCTCAGCCAAGTGCTTGCCAATGAACCTGTAGCGTTCGAGCCTTATGCCGATAGCATTTGGCATATTTATTATCGCTTTCATTTACTGGGCAGTTTTGATGCCAAGGAAATGAAAATTAAATCTGCCACATTGTGGCATAAACAACCTAACGAATGTAAACGATGTCCTTAGGGAAAATGTAAACGATGTTTGGGTTGTACAATCTTGTATATTGTTTTTAATATTGTCTTTTGTAGAGTCCCAATTTTTGGTACTGGTACTAGTCCCATTTTTTGGTACTAGTCCCATTTTTTGGTGCTGGTTTAAAATCGTTATTTTCATCAATGAAAAAGTTGAGTGAAAACTCGTTAATTTCACCTTGTTTACGTTCAATATTAACTAGATTTACCGACTCTAATTCTTCTATTGCTGCATAAGCCGTTTTTCGATCTTTTATGCCGCATTGAGCCATAAATTGAGAGGTAGAAATACGATCTGAATCTTTTCTCCAACCTGTAGTTTTCCGTGCAATGAGCAAATAACATTTGATTGCCTTGCCAGAGAGTGAATCTAAGTATTCATCAACAAAAGAATTTGGTATTTGAAAAGAATTTGGAAGAAATCGACTCATAGCATCAACTCCGAAGCATAACGTGACGCGATAAATGGTTCAAGCAATGAATTGTAAGGTTGGCAATCCTGCTAGAAAACTTGTGCTTTTAAAACTAGCTGATAATGCCAATGATGATGGAATTTGTTTTCCTAGTTATCAATACATTGCCGATAAATGCGAAATGTCAAAACGTAGCGCGAATTGATTCATCTGTATATTCCTTAATGAATTAGCCACGAAATTTCCTCGTGGCTTTTTTATTTACCCAAATACTTCTCACGTAACCGCTTATCAAAGCCTTGTGACGCAAGGAGTAACATTTCAAATTCACTTTTCTCAATCGCAATGTGCGTATCCGTATCAAAAACACCAAATTGACAAGCGGCGATAAAGTTAAATGTCTGAGTAAACTCTTCATTACTAATAAAACGACTCAGTGTGCTAGGCGTGGTTTCCATACCTTCCGCCACCTCGTATTGCTTTTGCTTGTAATATTTGTCGATAACCTGATCCGAAAGCACTCTTGCAGATCGCGTTAATTTATTGCGTGCCATTGCGTATTCCCGTTGGTAAATTACAGTCATGCGATAATCGCAGAGCCTGACTTAATAGGTTTGCTAAAGTGTCGAATTTCTTCCGCAGAGACAGAACCTCCCAAGGCTTGAGATAGAATCTCGGAATATCTTGTCTCGCCTGTATATTCAGTTCGTGGTAAAGAATTTGATGTGCGCCATTTATAAACAGCTCGGACAGAAAGCCCGCATAAATCGGCCACTTTAGCAGCACCCAAAGAGTCAATAATATGTTTTAAATTTTCCATATATAATCTCTTTAAATGAACTTTGGGTACATTTTAATTTAGAACTGAAAGTACTTCAAGTTTTATTTATAATTGAACTATTGGTTCAAAGGTGGATGAAATGATTACTGAAGAAAAAATTAAACAGAACTTTGCCGCACGGCTGGACATTGCGTGCAAAAGAAAGAACTTGCCAGAAAAAGGCAGGGGAAAAATTATTGCAGATATGCTGAAAATTACGCCAAAAGCCGTGAGTAAATGGTTCAATGCGGAGACATTGCCAACTCAAGCAAATATTTATGTATTGGCGGATTTTTTGGAGGTAACAAAAGAATGGCTAACTTATGGCGATAAGAATGCTTCTATTGAGAAAATCGAAAAGCAAATATACTACCCTTTGCTAAGTCCAATCCAAGCAGGACTATGGACTGATATTAGATCACTTGAAGGGTTTGACGGTTACGAGATGATCCCAAGCACTGCCATCGCCTCTGAAAATTCCTTTTATCTACGAATTGAAGGGAAATCTATGCTCCCCCGATTCAACGAGGGCGATCTGGTTTTAATTGATCCTGATATTGTGCCAACGCCAGGAAAATTCGTGGCAGCAATTAATGGCGACAACGAGGCGACATTTAAACAATACAAAGAGCTTGGCACGAAAACACCAGAAGGCATACCGCACTTTGAGCTTGTTCCGCTTAATCCAATGTTCCCAACATTAAGCTCGCTCAACCAAGAGATCCGCATTATTGGTGTGGCAAGAGAACGCGTAGAAATGTTATAGCGTGGAGTGAAAATGTGGGTTTAATGGGTTGTAATGGCAACGGTAGAGGAAGTGTTATTGGATAAGAGAATGGATAAAATCATATTTATCAGAGAAAGAATGGAAATGGGGATAACCCGTCCCTTTATTTGTCAAACAGATAAAGAGAATTGGTTTATCATAAAAACATTGTCTATGATGCCAATCAGTCAATTATTAGCGGAAGTCATAGGCTCAACACTGGCTCATGAAATAGGGCTCCCGTGCCCAAGTATTGATTTTGTTGAAATAACGCCGAAATCAACCCAATACGTTTCTTCAGAGTGGCGGCAAGACTTGCCCAACGGAATAGCATTCGCATCATCATTTGTGGTAAATGCCAAAATTGCCAAAACCGTTCAAGTCAAAAATCCTGCATTTTTATCGGAACCAGAACAAAAATTACTCTATATGTTTGATCGTTGGATTTTAAATTCTGACAGAACCGCATCACAAGTCGGCACAGGAAATATTAATCTGCTTTTTGACGAACAACAGCAAAAAATTTTAGTGATAGATCATAATCTTGCTTTTGACGAAAGAGCTGATTTTTCTGAACATATCTTTTCACCACAGAACAGAGAGTGGCGACTTGACTGGGTGGATAAACAAACTTTTACAGACAAAGCTATTGACACACTCAAAAAATTTGACCATATTTATCAGTCCATTCCTGATGATTGGTTTGTTGGAGACGAAGAATTTCACAAAATTGAGCACCAAATCAACCGAATAAAAGCACTTTTAAACCGAATAACACAAGAAAATTACTGGGACAACATAGAATGAAACAACCTATTTTATACAGCTTTGTGCGGTATCGTCCGTACTTTGAAACAGGCGAGTTCGTCAATGTTGGCTTATTGATGTGCGAGCCCGAAAAGAAAAAACTCACTTATCAACTTGTACCTAAAAATAACAAACGCGTGAATGATTTTTTCTATAAAAGCAAAATGTTTGAAACTGTCCGCGAAACGATTAATGATGAATTACAATATGTCGTTAATCAGCCATTTAACGGAAGTGCGCAGGATATAGCGACTTTTTTTCACCATTACATTGATGTAAAAGAAGGTATTGTTCAATATAGCAATGCTGCGGTAGGTATGGTGGATGATCCGCAAGATTATTTTAACAAGCTATATACGCAATTTATCCAAAATACTGGAGTAAAAACAGAAAGCCAAGAACAAGTGATTTTGAAACATTACAAAACCTTGTTTAGACAAGAAAACGACAGTGTTCTTGCACAATACAAACAATATATGGTGAATGGTGATTTTGCTAAATTTGCCCTTCCTTTGGCATTGAAAATCCAACAAGATAAACATATTTTAAAAGCGGTAAAACCTCTTGCATTCGATCAGGTTGAAAGTCCGAGCATGATTGAACATTGTGATAGTTGGGTAGCGAAAATTAATCGCGCAGAGCAAGAAGGATTTATTAAAAGAGAGAATATTTTATTTGCGCTTGATACACCAAACACAGCGCATAAAGCTAATATTCTGGACACAATTAAGCGAACATTTGATCACTTCAAGTTACAACACATTAGCTGGAATGAAGATAAACAAATTATTAATTTCGCCAAAGCAATCTAACCTTTAAACCGTGCACTAACGCCGCCTCATCTGATGTCTCCGAAATCAATGTCGGAGACATATCAACCACAATAAACCGCCTCTTCTGGCGGTTTTTTATTACTCAAATCTACCCTTGCTTAAATTCGCCAAATCTTGCTTATCTCCATCTCAATTTACTGCAACTCTCTAAAAATCCACCTTCATCATACTTGCTTAATTACAACTAAAACTTGCTTACACTCACAAAAACACCTCAAAAATCAACCGCACTTTTCTATTCTTGCTCATCTACTGGTTAAAAAACAAGCAATTAAACTCCATTTCAAAAAATTTATTTCTTTACAAATCAATTAAATATGAACAATTAGTACATTTTTTAAAAAAAGTGTACTTTTTGTTCTTAACTACAATGAACCTAAAGTACATAATAAACCCATCAAAACGAGATACACAATCTCAATGCTCTTTAAAAATTTGTGATGAAAAAAGCCCCTTTCGGAGCTTTGTTAATTAAGCCATTTCAACCTTAGTTGATTGGTTAGTTGATTTAACTAAGTCAATAGCGTGTAAACAATCAGTGTAGTTTTTATAGCCTTCCCCGCTATCTGCAATGATTTTACCGTTATCCGCTTTTAGACGCCATCGCCATTCAATGCGAGCGTCCACATAAGTTTCAAATTTCATAAGGGGGTCCTCAATGAAAAAGTATTTATTCCATTATTACTTCCAAGGCACCAAATGGGCATGCGATGTTTACGCAAATAACCCGGAAGAAGCCAAAGAAAAAATAAAGGCAATGTCCCAAGCTATTTATGACGGCGAATTAAAATTTGAGATTCACATCCCAGAAAATCCGCTTTCAAAACTAGCAAGATTAGTTGCAAGGATAATCAAAAAGTTTACTTAAGTCAGTGACTTTCATCACAAATTTTAAACAATTTGGTTAAAGAAACTCTCTCGGCGGAAGCACAGACGGAAGCCCAACGGTGCTAAGCGGTCGTTAGATTGAAAGCCCTAACCTACTTAGTTAAGAGTGAGTTTTAAAGTCTGCCCATGCAAAGCCAGTGAAAAACGGTGCAGTTGCCGAAAGTGGAGCTCAAGCAGGCGAATATCCCAATGTGGATATTTCAAAACACATTTGCTAGTACAGAGACACAACGGCATGTGAAACCGTTGCGAATGATAGATGAAGTGTGTTTTGAAATGGCAGACAAACGAGGAATGCTACAATGGAAAAATTAGAAATTAAAGTGTAATCACAGCCCTATTCTAGACAAAATCAGCATAGACTGATTGCACTACTCCACTGACCGCTCGAAAGGGCGGTATTTTTTTAAACATTTGACACCGCCCCCACTTCGGATTAAGATACCCTCACTTTCAACAGAAAGTCTGCAGCCACATTTTGTGGCTTTTTTTGTACTTTACTTAGAGGGGACCAAAATGAAGATAAAAAAGAACATCAAGAATGGATTAAACAATACGCCAAAAGTCATAACCTTACCGAAGAAGCTGCGTTGAATAAATTGATTGGTGACGTGCGCGAAACGCAAGAAACTGAACGAGTGAATTTACAACAGCAAATTATCGAAAGATTACCGCACTTAAACCTCGAACAAATGCGTGAAATTCGTCAGCGTGTTGAGCAGTTTTACCCAACGTTCTTTCACGTTTTGTCAGAAGCAATTAAAAAATAATTTCGCTTTACAACCCAAAATTCTTATATTACTATTCGCTCTAAGGTCTCAAACCTAAAACTCAAGGCGGATAGTTCACTAATCGCCACAAGGCGATTTTTTTATATCCGTAATCCTGACTATGTCGGGAGGGCGACTAATACAATACCGAAAGGAAATACGTCCAGCCCTACCTTGAGTGGGTTTTTGAGCCTCCCGACGCCATTCTCAAAAATGGCTTGTTTTAAACAAATACTCAAGGATTACAATATGTCAAATCTTACTATCTTCAAATTTGAAAACGCTCCTGTTCAAACCATTGTAGAAAACAATGAGATCTTTTTTAGAGCAGCTCAGCTTGCAGAGTTATTGCAATATAAAAATCCACATAAAGCGATTAAAGATCACGTAGATCCTGACGACCTAACGAAACGTGAGGTCGTCAATACCATCAATAAACGTGCTCAAGTTCTCTTCGTGAATGAAAGCGGAATGTATTCATTAGTCTTGAGTTCAAAATTAGAGCAGGCTAAAAAAGTAAAACGCTGGGTCACTTCTGAAGTGTTACCGGCAATTAGAAAAACAGGAAAATATCAACTTCAACCACAACAGCTCGCCTTGCCAGAACCTGAAAAATTCACGCACGAGCTCACCGAATTTGAAATAGAAACGCTCGTTTGGCTCCTTAGAGGACATCACCAAATGAACACCCTACTCGGGCAACTTGAAAAGCCACTTGACGCCATCGGCAGCAATCTACACCCCGCTGTGTACAGCTACTGGAAAGAATATGGCCGCCAATACAAAGATGCACTCCCAACCATTAAACGCTTAATGGCACCCTTCAAACAATCAAACCGTTTGAATTGGGCACGTGCACAACACCTTATAAACCAATAAAACATCACAAAATCCGACCGCACTTTACCTCAAGAAATCCGTGCGGCGGATTGCTACACCCTAAATTCACTAAATCGACTAAAAAGGAAACAAAATGAAACATTCAAAAACCCCATTACGCCAAGAAAAACAAAGCTTCACACATTTTATGAAAGGCAGTGAAAAATGGCTAACTCGAATCAGCTATTTTCTCGCCGCCTTGGTTATCGCCCTAATTGTGGGCGGGATTAGCCTACACGCCAATGCCAACCCCACCGACTGGCACGACAACGCCCTCAGCGAACAAATCCAACAAGAAGAACGCGCGAGAGCAAAAGCCCAATGGCGTGAAGAAAATTGCATCTATCAAGCAAATCTTACCCCACAAGTTAATGCCGATATGTATCGTTATGTCGAGCAAAAACAAGCAGAAATTAACCGCACTTTAGGAGAAAAATAATGAAAATCGAAAGCTACAAAACACAAATCGTCCGCACCAAAAACGGAAGTTATTTTGGCGAATTATGGGTGAACAATAAGCTGTACCAAAAAACTTCCTATTTTGCCAATGAAGCCATTGCAACCTTACGCCTAAATAAACGAATCGAAAATTTTAATGCAATGGAAAACACCAATATTCCGCCTTATCAAAAAGATGCGGAAACTAATCAATTTACTGCCACACCGAAGAAAAGTGCGGTCGAAAAAGAAGTGGTTTCAACAAAACCACAAGCCCCTAAAACAGAAGCGAAACCTAAACCGACTACCCCACGTCGCAAACCCTTCACGCCCTACGGATTAAACGGCTATTTTGTGGATAAACAAGGCAATATCCGCCTACATTTAGACCGAAAAGCACACGCACATACCATTGTGCTAAACCCTGAAATGTTCTCAATGCTTGCCAATATGGTACAAGCCACACAGGAGCAAAACAATGAAACCCTACGCTGATTACTACGCTCAACTCAATGCGGCACACCAACGTAAAGTGGATTGGCAAGCAGGCTATGAAATCGCCTTAGATGAAGTCGCCACGGAAATTGAAAATGATTTACAACAAGGCGACCAAACACATTATCACGAACTCACGGAAATGTTGTGTGATAACGATAATTTCTGGCTTGCCATTGGTAGCGGTGCAAGTTATGAGCCTTATAGACAAGAGGCGATTAAGAAAATCGCCGAGCGTGAATTAAACGACAGAATGAATGATTATGACCCGGATTAATGGAGGGTGAGATGACAAACCAAGTCCAACATCAACAAAATAAACAGCCACCTGCGCTTAAAACATTTTTTGAAAGTGCGAATGTGCAAAATAAGATTAAGGAACTTGTTGGCAAAAATGCGGCAACCTTTGCAACAAGTGTTATGCAAATCGCCAATAGCAATGCAATGCTTAAAACAGCAGACCCAATGAGCATTTTTAACGCTGCCTGTATGGCTGCGACACTGAATTTGCCACTACAAAATGGTTTAGGCTTTGCTTACATAGTCCCTTTCAGAAACAACAAAGAAAAGAAAACCGAAGCGCAATTCCAAATTGGCTATAAAGGCTTTATCCAATTAGCACAACGTAGCGGGCAATTTAAACGCTTAGTCGCATTGCCTGTGTACAAAAAGCAACTTATCAAAAAAGATTTCATCAATGGTTTTGAGTTCGACTGGGAGCAAGAACCTGAGCAAAACGAAAACCCAATCGGCTATTACGCCTATTTTAAACTGGTAAACGATTTTTCGGCTGAACTCTATATGAGTCACGATGACATCGTCAAACACGCTCAACGCTACAGCCAAACATTCAAAAAAGGCTATGGCGTATGGCACGATAACTTCGAGGCAATGGCATTAAAAACCGTAACTAAGTTATTGCTATCAAAACAAGCTCCACTCTCTGTTGAAATGCAGCAAGCTGTATTAGCCGACCAAGCCGTTGTGAAAGATGTAGAAAATCAAGAGTTCAACTACACCGACAATATTCAAGAAGCGGAATTTTTAGCGGTTGTTGATGAAGCCACATTCAAACAATGCAAACAAAGCATTGCCAACGGCGAAACGACCCTGCAAGAACTTTGTGATAGCGGGGCGTATGAATTTAGTCAAGAGCAGATTGCGGAGTTGGAGGCGATTGAGAATGGAAATGTACAAACTCAAAGCTAGATGCTCTGGCTTAGCTGATTTAATGGCAAAGCCTAAAAGCGGTAACGGAATTTCTGCGACAGCCAAAAGTGCGGTGCGAAAAATCGTTAAATTCGATCTCTTTGGTTATCAAGATTTCGAAGGAAATAAATACACTGAGAAAGGCATCGCATTAGAAGAACAAGCCATTAAGTTAAGCGGTCGTAAACGTGGATTACCGCTTAAAAAGAACACGGAAAGGCGTGAAAACGATTGGATTGCAGGCGAGTGCGATATTTATGTGCCAAGTCGAAAATTAATCATAGATACTAAATGCTCTTGGGATATTGGCTCACACCCTTTCTTTGCTGACGAAGCAGAAGAAAAAGCGAAAAAAGCGGGTTATGACGCACAAATGCAAGGCTATATGTGGCTATGGGATTGTGATGAAGCGCACATTGATTTTGTCCTCCTCCCCACCCCTTACGACCAATTATCAAGCTATGACGATTCAACCCGATACATTGACTTGGTTGAGCAAATCCCTCAAGAAAAACGTATTACCACCGTCACAATTAAACGTGATGAGAAAATCATCGAGAAAATCAAAGAGCGGGTAGAAATTGCGCAAGAATATTATCAACAACTTATACAGGAGATGCACTAATGGCACGTAACACCAACACCGTGATATTAGTCGGTCATTTAGGCAGTGACCCAGAAATCCGCCAATTCCAAAATGGCGGGCAAATTGCCACATTTAATCTTGCTATCGGTGATGATTACCGAGATAAACAAGGTAATACAGTTAAACGTACGCATTGGATACCTATTGTGGTGCATGGCAATTCTGCTGATGTAGCAAGACAATATCTACAAAAAGGCTCAAAAATCTGTGTAACAGGGAAACTGGTACAGGAAAGCTGGCTAGATCAAAACGGCAATAATCGCACCGCACTTAAAGTAGCGACACAATCCTTTGAAATGCTAGACAGCAAGGTAAGCAATGAAACGCAACAGCCAAGCAAAAACAAAGAAAAACCCGATCCATTAAGCGCAGCAGCAGAACAAGATGGGTTTAATGATGATATTCCGTTTTAGAGGGAAAGATAGCTTGTATAACCCTCTGAAGAAATAAAATCCGTAAGTAAATAGAGGCTTCATTTAGCGCGATTGCTTCCACAATTCAACCGCCTGAATAATCAGTTGGTTTTGTGGAATATCGTGTTGTTTGCTGAGTTGTTCGATCTCGGCAATAGTTGCTAATGGCAACTTGTAAGACTTCGATTTTACGCCGCGCTTTTCATCTGAACGCGCTTTAATTTCGTTGATTGACAATTTCATCTTTATAGCCCATAATTTTGAAGAACTGGGGGAACTGGTACTTCCCCCAGATTATCGTTACCTATTAATAAGCAGGAAAGCTAATTAGTAGTAAGACAACGATAAGGAAAATGCGAACTAACATTTTATTTTCCTTCTTCGTAACGTGGGATTAAGCCACACGCTCACTTTCAAGCTTCCCCTTGAAAGTGAGATTATTATAAATCGGTATACCGATAAAATCAACAAATATCTAAGAAAGCCATTGTATTTTACAATGGCTTTTTTATTACCCTCTACCCAGCTCGCTTAGGCGAGCTTTTTTATTATCAGGAAAAACAATGAACCTATTAAAACTCCTCGCTAAAATAATCCTCCAAGAGGAAATCGAAAATAATAAATATCATTTTGAAAAATTAGGCAATGAAAATCTTGCCAAATCAAGACGTATTAAAGAGCTTGAAAGCGATAATGACCGCCTAAGAATTAAAGTAGAGCAAATCCGACAGGACAATTTAAAACTCCGAGAAAATCGACCGCACTTTAAACATCATAAGAAAAAAGGAGGGAGAAAATGAATGAAATTAACATCAAAATCCCCTTACATAAATTCCAAGATTTAATGATTAGTCACGTCCGATACAGCTTGCCACGACATACTTATATCGTTAGCGAAACTATTCACGATGTTAAAACCTACTGGAGCGTGTTAAGCAGTAATACTCGAGAGGTAATTACGCGCGATATTAATGAGCATCTGAAACACTGGGAAAGTGACCGAAATGACCCATTCCTCAAACTTGACTACGATTCGTGGGAGGAATTAGCTGACTGGATAAATGATAACCGCAGCAGCGCATCAACAACAGCTACAACAGCAAAACCGATTGTGCCTGTGTTGCCTGTGATTAATTTAAAACAGAGGGAAAGATGACTTTTTGCTCAAAAATCCGGAATTATGAAAATTTGCGAGCGACATCACAATTACATATCCCATATTATGGTATATTCCTCTTTACCACAATTGAATTAGGTATAGGTATAAGAGTATGGAAGAATTTGGGAATTATTTTATTGAGCCAGTTAATAAAATTGGTTCTGGCACTTTTGGTTATGTTGAAAAAGTGAATGTTTATAATAAATCACGAACCCATAAAACAATTTTCGCAAGGAAGTATTTTCGTCCAAGTTATAAACCTTCTGAATCTGAGTTAAATGAACTTCAAGAACGATTTAAACGAGAAGTAACCTATCAAGCAAAGTGTTTCCATAACAATATTGTGCCAATTTACATGTGTAATTTAAATTCTGCAACGCCTTGGTTTGTTATGGAAATTGCAGAAAGTAATTTAGACGAAATCCTTTATAACAATGATTGTGTGGAAGGAGAAAGAAAGTTATCAGAACGTTATAAACTAGATGTTCTGCATATGGTCTTAAACGGCGTTGCTTACCTTCATCAGAATGGCTTTTTACACCGAGATATTAAGCCCCTCAACATTTTGAAATATCCTGATGGAACTTATAAAATATCTGATTTTGGGTTAGTTAAAAATCTCAATAGTCAATCGAACCCTATCACCCAAATTGGGCAACAAATGGGAACGAATAAATATATGGCACCTGAAATTGAAAATGGCATTTATTCTCCTCAATCTGATATTTATGCTCTAGGGATTTTAATGGAAGAATTAGATCTTAGTGAAAAATATGACGAAATAATAGAAAAGGCAACACAGAGAAAACCTAAAAATAGATTTCAATCTGTTAATGAAATGATTGAAAGAATAAATCAAATAGAAGGAAAATAAGCAATGTTACATTTAATTTCATCATCAACATATTGCTTTCCAAAAGAATTAGTGCGCGAAAACCAAGACCACATTTTAGCTCCGCAAAAATACCAAAGCGGCTATCTTTTCGCAGTTGCCGATGGCGTAGGTGGGTATAAAGGTGGAGAAATTGCTTCTCAAATTGCCATTAAAAACCTTGAGCAAGATCCGAAAAACGTATTTCAAGCCACTTTAGCCGAAATTAAACAACTGCCTGAAGAATATCAACGGGCTTCAACCACTCTAACCTTTGGCTATCTCGCGCCTGAAGGCTTATATATCGGGCATATTGGTGACTGTCGCTTATACATCAAGCAAGGCAACAAATTACGTCAAAAAACCAAAGACCACACCACGCACCAACGCTTGCTAGATGAAAAGATTTACACCAAAAAAGAATTAAAAGAGCAACCAGGGAAAAACATCATAACCACTGCCATTTCAACGCAAGTTGAAATGAAGCCTGATGAATTTTTTATCCCTATTGACGAACTCAAAGATGAAAACAACGAAGTATTTATCTACATTATGTCAGACGGTGCACACCATTTTTGGGAACACCGCCCACGCTTTTCAGATGCCACAATGCAAAGTATTAGCAGATTTTCAGCAGCATTGCAAAAACGTATCGAAAAAGCACCAACGGATGACTATTCCCTTGTTGCTGTACAGTTTAAAATAGACTAACCTCCGCCCCGAAAATTCGGGGCTTTTTATTGACACCGCCCCCACTTCGGATTAAGATAACCACACTTACTTACACATAGCGGTTATCCGCACCCGAAAGCATAGCGGTTTTTTTATGCCTAAAATTTAAATCTGCAGATCTGCAGATTTAGAAAAAAGTACAGAAATGTACCTTTCGAAGATCGGGGCGAGAGAGCGATATACAACACATCTGAATAAGCTCCGCCAACTATGTGTGGTAAGTTGAACCCCGATCGCCTACTTAACGATCGGATTTCTTAACTTAAATCACATAGGGCATAAAAATGTCAAACTTAACAATTCTCAAAACTTCTATTCGTTCATACGGAAATCTTTATTCATTAAACGATCTTCATAAAGCAAGTGGTAATGCAGAAAAACATAGACCATCTTTATTCGTTCGTTTAGATACAACTCAAGATCTAATTTCAGAAATTCAAAAAGAAGTTAAAAGCACAGATCTGATCTTTAAAACTACTGGCGGTCGTGGGCTGCGTGGAACCTACGCTTGTGAAGAACTTGTAATAGCCTACGCAATGTGGATTAGTCCAAAATTCCATTTGATCGTATTACGTGCGTTCTTAGCAATGCACCGCAATCAACCGCAACAACTCGCATTGCCAGAACCTGAAAAGAAATTCACCCGTGAATTTACAGAGCATGACCTGCAACAGCTCGTCTGGGCGTGGTTTGCTTTATTGCGTGGCATGGAACTTTGCCAAGTACTTCACCCAGCATTAAAACAAATTGGTTCGCACTACGCTGCTTCCGTTTATAGCATGGCTTACGAATATCGCAGCACTCTCCGTCATGCCCATAACGTATTGACACGCATTACAGAGCAATTTGAATGCGAGCAAGGTAATAACTGGCGCGTATTAAAATATCTTCGAGCCTATAACCCTAAAGCAACAGGCTTTCAGCTAGATATTCTCTAAAACACCACAAAATCCGACCGCACTTTTTTAAGCCTGCGGCGGATTATCACACCTAAAATCCGACAAAAGGAACAGAAAATGAACAAATTAATCATTACGCTCGTGTGTGCATTTGTAGTGTATATGGCGCACGCCCTAAATCTTAATCAAGACTGTGACGGCAAAATCTGTCACGCCGAACAGACACAACAATATTAACAAACCACCGCCCTTATGGGCGGTTTTTTATTGGAGTAAATATGACTGAAGAATTACTAAGATTAAAAAACACGGCAAGAGTATTAGACATTAGCCGCTCTACACTTTTGCGCAGAATGAAATACGACAATGATTTCCCTGCACCAATAAAAATCGGCAGATTCCTCTACTGGAGATCTACCGACATCCAACGTTATATCGACTGCAAACAGGCGAAAATGGCTAATTAATCCGATGTTAAGCACACTGCAGCAGATTCTCTCGCCCTCTCCTCAACAAAATCCCCCCACCACTGCATATATTCGATCCGTTGCGTTAGGTACTTAGCTTTATTGTAAGTGCCTCGCACGGATGAATATTCAAAGTGAGCTAGGCAAACTTCAATAATTTCAGGGTTGAATTCGGCATCATTCATTGCGGTACTAAAAATGGATCGCAATCCGTGGGCCGTCAGTGTATTTTGATACCCCATTCTCTTAATGGCTTTGTTTGGGGTTTCCTTGTTCATTGGCTCATTTGAGTTTTTAAAACCGGTAAAAACATACTTTTGATTGCCTGTGAGTTTCTTCATTACAGCAAGGACAGCAAGCGCTTGTTTTGATAATGGCGCAATAAAATCCTGTATTTTTCCAACTCTCCCCTTCATTTTGTTCTTTGGTATGTACCAAAGTTTTTCATCAAAATTAATCTCACTCCATTTGTGTTAATGCACCAACACGAGTAGCGGTCAACAATAGCAATTCGATTGCGCACCGAACCTCTAAAGACATTTTAGAGGATTGAAGCGCTGCAAAGAATTCAGGCAATCGTTCTGGTGGGATTGTCGGGTTATTTTCCGCTATGGGCCTTAAAAAACCTTCAGATAAATTAGCAATAGGATTGCTATGCAACAACCCAATATTCACGCCAAGGGTCATTATTTTGCTCATATACCCGATAACTCGATGTAATGTGTCTAGTTTCCCCTCTTTTTCTAAATACTTTAATTTGTTTCGTGCCAATGGCGCAGATATGTTTTTTAGCTCCATATGACCAAAGTGCGGTAGCAAATGGCGAGTAACGCGATCGACAATATCATCATAAGTAACTTGTTTTAAATTCCCTGCTTTTACCTCATGATGTTTGAACTCAAACCATTTTTCAGCAAGTGTAGAAAACAGATTTTCTTTTTCCTGTAAGGTTTCCTGCTCAATAATAAAATTATGCTCTTGCGGATCGATATTTTTTGCTAATAGGCCCCGGTACTCATCACGCTTAACCCGAGCATCCGCAAGCGATAATTCAGGGTAACTCCCTAAGCTAATAATCGTTCTTTTTTTGGTGATTGGCTTATAATATTGAAATCGCCATATCTTAGAGCCAGTAACACGAATGAATAAAAATAGACCATAGCCATCGGACAAAGAATAATCTTTTTCTTTTGGCTTAGCTTTTGTAATTTCTGTTATAGTGAGTGGCTTAACGAGTTTTGGCAT